ACGTTATGCCGGTATTCCCAAGCGTCGGCGGTGCAGCACCAAGCGCGCAGACAGTATCGCTATCATTCACAGTGGTGGGAACACCAACAGAAAACTTCTCATAAAAAAGAATCGGGAGCAAAGAAATGAAACTACCAATCACAATTCAATATCAAAATGGCGAGGAATCTACTTTCACAGCCGCTCCGCCGGAGTGGATGAAGTGGGAGCAGAAGACTGGCAACACCATTAGCCAAGCGCAAGACAAGATCGGAGTCGCGGATCTTCTCTTTCTGGCATATCACGCTATGAAGCGCGAAGCAGCTGGCAAGCCGGTCAAGCCATTCGAAGCATGGGCAGAAGGCGTCTCAGACATTCAAGTCGGTGAATCCAGCCCAAAAGCTACAGCGTCGGAAGTCTAAATCGATTGCTCTGGGAACTGGCCATCGCGACAGGTCAGTCTCGGAGCGAATTCGAAACAGCTGAAGACGTACACACGGCAATCGAGATTCTGGAGAAGAAAAATGGCAGCTAGCGGACAAGGTCGTGTGACGATCGAAGTCGAGCCGTATCAGCTGAAGCAACTCTTCCAGCTTCTTGCAGCTTTACCAAAAGATTCTCAGGATGAGATTCGCAATCAAGCGCAGATGATGTCAAAGCGTCTAGCTGGTCAGCTTCTTATGTATTCGCACGGTGCTCCAGCTCCACAGACTCGTCTCGTGGCACAGACAATTTCAACGCCACGCGATCGACTCATTCGCGTCGATGTCGGTGGATCAAAGAAGGTCGGTCGTAAATGGGGCGGCGAGACTTCAAAGAATGGAAAGAGCAAAGTCCGTCAGAATCAAGCTCCAGCCGGAGCTCTTCTATGGGGCACAGAATTCGGCGGCCATGCTGGCGTCGATGCCATTGGTCGTAAATACACAAACCGATTCAAAGCTGCTCCGAAGAAAGGCGGTTACTGGATCAATCCAGCCGTCGATTACTACACGCCAATAGTCGCAAAAGAATATATCCAGCTCATTCAAGATGTCGTGAAGAGAGTGGGTCTTAACTAATGGCCGGAATTCCAAAAGTCAAAATCACGTTCGACGCGGATCTCGATGAATTAAAAAAGGGAGTCAAAAGCGCGACCGGTGAAGTCCAGAGCTTCGGCAGCCGTGTCGCAGACTTCGGAAAGAAAGCAGCTCTAGCATTCGCAGTCGCCGGAGCAGCCGTCACTGCATTCGCGGTCTCAGCTGTCAAAGCTGCCGCACAGGATCAAGCTGCACAGAAGAAGCTCACCGACACAATCAAAGCGACCACAGATGCAACGGCTCAACAAATTGCCGGCATCGATCGCTATGTCACAAAGACTTCAATCGCGGCGGCCGTCACCGATGACCAGATTCGTCCGGCTCTGGCTCGATTGGCCAGAAGTACCGGAGACGTTCAGGAGTCACAGGATCTCTTAGCTCTTGCGCTTGACCTAAGTGCCGCAAGCGGAAAATCGCTGGAAGTAACGACAAACGCACTCGCGAAGAGCCATGAGGGATCTAATACAGCTCTGAAGAAACTCGGTCTCGGACTCGATGAAAACTATCTGAAGACTGCTTCGAATGACCAGATTGTCAAAGATCTCACAAAGACTTACGGCAATTTTTCAGAGAATCAAGCCAAGACAGCTGAAGCTCGATTCAGATCGATGTCGATTGCCATCCAAGAATCGAAAGAAGCTATTGGAGCGGCTCTTCTACCGGTAGCCGAGAAGCTTGCGACTTTCGTGCTAGAGACTCTTATTCCGGCAATCGATGGATTCATTGGCGGCTTGACTGGAAATGCAGGATTGAAATCAAGTCTCACCGAATCTCAAAAAAATATGTACGAATGGGGCGAGAGAGTTAGAAGTCTGATCAAGACAATCGTCGATTTCAAAGAAGAATTATTGGTCGTCGGTGCAGTAATCGCTGGCATATTCGTAGCGTCAAAGATTGCAGCTGGAGTTACTGCGACCATCGCTCTGATTAAAAGTCTCATCGTGGCATACAACGCTCTCAAAGCTTCATCGATCGTCGCTGGCGTAGCTTCTGCATTCGCTCTGAATCCGCTTCTCGGAGTCGGAGCTGTAGCTCTGGCAGCTGGAGTCTTGGCTGGAGCTAATGCTCTGGCTAACTCTTCAGACACTTCCACAGATTTCGGCGGTGGTGGATCAAATCCAATTCAATCCGGCACATATCTCAGCGGATCAGCTGGTGGTGGTGGTGGGGTTGGTGGTGGTGGATTCGGTGGCGGCGGCGGTGGCGGCGGCGGTGGTGGTACTGGCGTCATGACTCCAAGCGGTGCGACAAGCTTGAACAATCTTGTGAGTCGATTGACAGGTATTTCAGACAAATTTACAGAATTACAATTCTTGGTCGATACTGGTGGAATTAGCAAAAGTGCAGGAAGAGCACAGCTCAGTGCTCTGACAAAAGAATTCAATGTCTTGCAGAGTCAAGCTGAAGCTCTGGGAGCTACTCCAGACACAGGATCATTCAACGTCGGGTCATTCCGCCGCGGAGAAGCTGCCACGATGATTACAGTCAATATGGGCGTCGTGGGCGATCCAGAAGGCGCAGCGAGAGCAGTCGAACAAGTATTCCAAGACTCGCTCGCTCGTGGCGGTATTAGCTCCACAGTGGGAGCTTACGACCGATGAGCGACTGGTCTCCGGTCTGGTCGGTCACAATCGGCGGCATCGATTACACAGACATAATTCTGGCTAATCTTTCAATCACGTCCGGTCGTACTGACTTCTACGTCCAACCGGCCGCCGGATATTGCTCGGTCGAGATTATCAATCTGGACGAAGAGCAGACAATCGCCGCAGATCTTAATGATCAGATAGCAATTCAAGTCAAAGATTCGACAGGCACATTCGTGCCAATCTTCGGCGGATTCGTCACGGATATATCTCAGACGGTGCGAAGCGCAGGAACAATTATGGTCACGCAATCAATCAAGATCATCGCGATGGGAGCTCTGGCCAAGCTTGCCAAAATTCTGGTCGATGGAGTCTTGTCAAAAGATTATGACGGAAATCAAATCTATGACATCTTAGAGCCGCTTCTTTTTAACACATGGAATTCGACGCCGCCAGCTCTGACATGGGCTGCATACAATCCGACGACAGAGTGGCTCGATGCTGAAAATACAGGAATCGGCGAGATAGATCAGCCAGGTGATTATGAATTAGCAGCTCGATCATCATCACGAAATACAGCTCTCAATATCGTCTCCGGTCTTGCCACGTCTGGACTTGGTTATCTGTATGAAAACGGATCTGGTCAAATCTGCTATGCCGATGCAACACATCGAAGCCAATATCTCGCAGCTAATGGATACAGCGATCTTTCAGCTAATGACGCTCTGGCCAACGGAATTTCAATCGCCAGACGTACTGGAGATCTTCGCAATTCGGTGACGATTAAATACGACGCCACATCTTCATCCGAGCAATCAGCCACAGACGTGACTTCGATTGCAACCTATGGCCAACAAGGTTATATCGTCACGACGACTCTTCACAATTCAGCTGATGCCACAACACAGGCCAACTTTTATCTTTCTCTCAGAGCTAATCCATCGGACATCTTCAAGACTCTGAACTATGAGCTGACGAATTCAGAGCTCGATGACACCGATCGAGATGATTTGCTCAAAATCTTCATGGGCTTGCCGGTCAATATCGTCGATCTACCGGCAAACATGAATGGCGGCACATTTCAAGGATTCGTGGAGGGCTTTACATTTTCGACTTCATATAATCGACTGGCTCTGACGGTCAATCTGTCTCCGGTGGCTTACAGCTTGCAATTCGTGAAATGGCAAGACGTGTCAATTTCTGAGACATGGAGCACTTTATCACCGACTTTAATATGGGATAATGCGACAATAGTCGCCTAGACAGAAGGAGAAGACATGGCAACGACGACGAATTTCGGTTGGGTCACACCAGACAACACCGATCTCGTAAAAGATGGAGCGTCCGCGATTCGTACACTCGGATCATCAATCGATTCATCGATGGGCGACCTTAAAGGTGGTACGACCGGTCAAGTCTTATCAAAGACAACTGGCACGGACATGGATTTCACATGGGTCACAACCGACGACACAAACGCGATTCAAAATGCAATCGTCGATGCAAAAGGTGATTTAATTGCGGCAACGGCGGCAGACACACCGGCTCGCTTGGCCGTTGGTGCGGATTACGGATTCTTGCAAGCATTGGCAAGCGAAAGCACAGGTCTAAAATGGGACGCTGGTGCTTACACAAGTTACACGCCTACTTTGAGCGCCACCACTGGCTCATTTACAAGCGCGACGGTTACTGGATTATATAAAAGAATTGGCAAAGTTTGCCTAACAAAAGTGCAAGTGGCTATAACAACAAATGGAACGGCCGGCGGTGCGCTTATTACAACTCCTTTCACTCCGACAAGTTATGCGACAGGAACGTGGCGAGAAGTAATATCAACTGGCATTTCTGGTCAGATTTTTTTATCTACGGCCACACAATTTCAAATTGTCAATAATGACAATAGCAATCCGTGTGCAAACAATCGCACCTTTCAATGTTCAATAGTTTTTGAGGTGGCATAATGACAAAATTTATTTCAAATCTAGGAAATGACGACGACGTATCAGATGAAATTTATTTAGCTCGGTTACGTTATTGGCGTGATACTGAATTAGCGCGCACAGATTGGACACAGATTGCAGATGCTCCGGTGGATCAAGCTGCATGGGCAACTTATCGCAAATCGTTAAGAGATCTTCCAGCTTCTAAAAGTAATCCGCGTCTAATTGAATTGCCGCTAATTCCGTGACGTATCCGACTGGCACAGCTGCTCGACTCGTCGAAGTAGCATTGACAGAAGTCGGCACGATTGAAGAAGGCGACAATCTGACGAAGTACGGAAAATTTATGAAGGCCGACGGCTTGCCATGGTGCGGATCATTCGTGAA